GTTAGTTCTGTTCTACACTCTTTACATCTGATAGTAATCATTAGGCATACATTGAATTCGACATGGGCGAAGAGGGGATCGAACCCCCGACAACCTCCGTGTAAAGGAGACACTCTACCGCTGAGTTATTCGCCCGTAACATTACACTTATCCGTATGCTATATGGGCGTCACACCCAGTATACTGACAGTTTGTAATGGAGCAAGAGAGTAACCAACTCTCAATCACAGTGTGGTTAGCACCGTCGCGGGCGGACTCATCCCCCGTCACACTCCCCCGGCAGGATTCGAACCTGCGACCAGACGATTAACAGTCGTCGGCTCTACCGCTGAGCTACAGAGGATTGTTGTACTCTTTCTTTGTTTTGAAGTAGAGTTTATAATATCTCTTCTTCATTTCATTAAGAGTATCCATATCATCTTGAAACCCCATATATTTACATAGTTGGGACGACCCTTCCAATTCACTAATCAATCTTAGTATACTGACCGGGTGTCTTTCAAGTCCTCCAAAATCATACTCTGACATAACAAAAACTTGGAGAAAGCGGGTGATCGGGTTCGAACCGACGACATTCAGCTTGGAAGGCTGACGTTCTACCACTGAACTACACCCGCATATAGGTGGGCCTTACACAAGAGAGGAGGTGGTGGTGGTCTCTCTTGATGCCCAGCGACTCAAGTAGGATTCGAACCTACGACCGACTGCTTAGAAGGCAGTTGCTCTATCCTGCTGAGCTATTGAGTCATAGGTAGGGGATTACCCCCTTTCAACACCGTCGTTGTTTTCGACAAAATCATCATACTGCTGTTCTGTGATTTCGTCAAGTGATACGACTTCTAAATCTTCTTTGGGATCGAACCACTCATCAAATTCTGCCATGATTGCCATTTGATCGTAGATTCGTTCAACACCTTTGTCATTGTACTCTTGGACTTTACCAATTGCCCATTCACGAACTTCGGATACAATTTCTTCAGTCTCCACCATAATAATCTTTTCGGAAGTACCTGCTGAGGATGTTACCATTGTAGTATGCAGGTCCTCCTGTGTCAAGGGATTCGGTGAGGACTCCGTTGAGGAAGAGTTGTTTTGTTTCTTCGAAGTTTGTTTTGCCAGGTGTTTTATGTAATGACAGGATAGTTCTACTAAAATTTTGTCTACCCAATCGTTCAATGTCTTCTTTAAGTTCCGGACAAGACCCATAATACTTTTTCCAGTCAGATTCTTTTTTTACTCGGCGTTTCTTTCCTGGAGGTTTTCGATGACTCCAAAAATACTTTCGCCCAATGTACTGTCGTTGGTTTGTGAGATTGGTAATGTTATACACAAAACCATAGTAGTCGTGAACATCGTCACTAGTAAAAGGTCTCTCCAAATAGATCCATGGATTTTCATAATCAATATCGATACTCATCAATAATGTTTAATACCTTATCGAGATATTTATGTGCCATATCTCGATCCCCTTGCCATACGGTATCAGGTTCTTCGTATACATCATTTTTTAATTTGAGTACACGATTTTTTAACTCTTCTTTCTTCAATTCATTCTTAGGCATAGGGGAAACTCATGTCCCCCTATTTAAGCACGATTCAAAGTTGGAATCCACTGAATGTGTCCTTTTTCACATCCTGCTTGATTCCACCTACCACATAAGACTCTACTTCCGTCTCTTGAGGTGCAACCTGAAGACCCTTAGAGGAAATCCAGTGTTGTGTCCAGGGGAGTGGATTATTCTTAGCAGGGATATCATATTGTCTCTTCAGACCTATTGCAACTAAACGACGGTTTGCAATCCACTCAACGTACTGCTGAAGTAGTTTGTCATTCAAACCAATCATAGAACCATCTTTAAACAGATAGTCTGCCCAACGCTTCTCTTCGTTAACAGCGTTAGCAAATAATTTATAAGTCCACTCTTCTTCTTCCTTCATGATTTGTCTCATTTCAGGATCATCACCACTCCTCCATTTGTTTAAAATGTTTTGGGTGATTGCTAGATGCTGATTTTCGTCTCTTGCGATGAGAGAGATAATTTTTGCGGATCCTTCCATGAGTTTAAGTTCACCAAAGGCGAAACTACAAGCAAAGCTAACGTAGAACCTAATACCCTCAAGAACGTTAACGTTTGCAACTGCTCTGTAGAGTTTGCGTTTGACATCTTTAATTTCCCATTTAGATGAAGGTGAATCTCTAAAATCTTGTTGCCACATATTACCATTGCCCCAAGTTTGGGCACTATTGATAAAGTCATCATATGCTCCTGTAACGCTCGCAGCACGTTCTAGGATGCGAGGGTCAGTAACAATCTTGTCGAAGACTTCAGATGGGTCTGCATAGACATTCTTGATGATATATGTGTATGAGCGGCTATGGATCATCTCCATGAACCCCCAGACCTCCATACATGCCTCTAGTTCGGGTAGACTGCAATAAGGTATAAAAGCCATCCCAGGACCACGCCCTTGTATGGAGTCAAGCATAATCTGATACTTGAGGTTGCTTGTATAGATATGCTTTTGTTCTGGACGAAGTGTCTGATAATCTCCACGGTCTTTCTGTAGTGAAACTTCTTCTGGTCTCCAGAAATAACCCAACTGTTGTGTAGTAAGTTTATCAAATACTGGATATTTGTATGAATCATATCTCTGGACTCCCAGAGGTTTACCAAAAAACATCGGTTGTTTCTTAGTATTAACTTGTTCTGTGTTAAAGACTGTCATGCCTTTAACTTTAGTTCCCACTTCTTCCACTGATGATACCTTAAACTGCACAGGATTCACACTCTCCCTCCTCGGTTTGTTCTAATTCGTTTAACAGATTATTTAAATTTGATTTGGGTTCTTCTACTACCTCATCATTTTTCATGTCATGAGTATTCTGGTAGTAGGAGGTTTTCCAACCGTACTTATATGTAGTCAAAAAGTCTTGTGCCATGGTGGACACTGGAACTTCATTATCAGGATACTGTTCTGGATTGTAACTCCAGTTACCAGAAATTGCTTGGTCAAAGAATTTCTGCATTACAGCAACAACATTAATGTAACCACGATTAGAAACCATATCCCAAAGAAGAGTGTAATTATTCTTCAATGTATTGAATTGAGGAACAATCTGCTTAAGAGGTCCTTTCTTCGATTTTTTAATGGACAGGTAGTCTCTAGGTGGTTCGATTCCATTGGTTGCATTTGACACAACGGAACTGCTCTCTGAAGGCATCTGTGCGGACAGAGTGCTGTGTCTGAGTCCGAACTCATTGATAGATGCCCTAAGACCCTCCCAATCATGCTCATACTCCTGAGATGAAATTTCGTCTACATCCTTCTTATATGTATCAATTGGAAGAATACCATCAGCATATTTGGTACGACCAAAGTTTTCACACCATCCTTTCTCCTTAGCAAGTTGATTAGAAGTCTTTAGGAGATAATATTGGAAGGATTCTGATAGTCCATGAACAGCATCCCATGCCTCCTGTGAGTCATAGTTATAACCCAACTTGGCGAGGTAATGTGCCAAACCAATAAATCCTACTCCAAGCGATCTACGTGCCTTTGTAGCGCGTTCTGCTGCTATCACAGGATACTCTTGATAGTCAATTAGTTCTTCAAGACCACGAACAGAAAGATCGCAAAGATCTTCTAGTTCTTCATCAGATTTAATTTTACCAACATTAACAGCAGAAAGAATACACAGAGCAATCTCACCGAACTTATCATCAATATGATTGATTGGATCTGTTGGAAGTGTAATCTCCTGACACAGATTACTCATATTGATCTTATCCTTGAAGGAAGAGTGACTGTTACAGTGGTCGATGTTCATGATATACAAACGACCAGTCTCTGCTCTCTCCTTTAGGATGTTCAGAATTAATTCTTGTGCGCCGATAGTCTTTCTTGGAACAGACTCATCTCGTTCAAACCCCACATATAGATCATCGAACCTGTCAGTACCAAAGGAATCATACAAACCCGGTACGTCATGCGGTGAGAACAAGCTAATTTCTCCATTCTGGATGAAACGCTCGTAAAAAAGTTTTGAAATTTGGATTGAGTAGTCAAGTTTGCGTACCCGATTGTCTTCTGTGCCTTTGTTGTTCTTAAGAACAATAATATCTTCTATTTCTTGGTGCCAGATAGGAAAGTGAACTGTAGCAGAACCACCTCTGATGCCGTTTTGAGTGCAGCATCGTACAGTTGATTCAAACTTTTTAAGGAAGGGGACCACGCCTGTGTGTTGTACCTCTCCGCCTCTGATCTTAGCGTTGATGCCACGGATTCTACCTGCGTTGATGCCGATTCCTGCGCGTTGTGCAACGTATTTACCAATAGCCATGTCACTGCTAAAGATAGAATCGAGGGTGTCATCAACATCAACGAGAACACAACTCGCAAACTGACGCAGTGGGGTTCTGACCCCTGCCATGATTGGCGTTGGGATGTTGAGTTTGTGTTTGGAGATTGCGTCATAATACCTTTTGACGTATGACATCCTAGTATCTTTAGGATATTCTTGGAAAATGGTGAGAGCAATCATGATATACATGAACTGAGGAGTTTCATAAACTCCACCATTGCTTCTATCTTGCACTAGGTATTTATCTGCAACCTGCCGTAGACCGGCATAGGTAAACATCATATCTCGATCATGATCGATAAATGCGTTTGCCTTTTCAATTTCTTCTTTAGAATACTTATTGAAAATTTCCTTATCGTAAACTTCTTGATTGACACACTCATAGATGTGATGCTCAAGGTGAGGGAGTTCTCTCATCTTTCCATAGAGTTGCTTACGTAAAGCAAACAAAAGCAATCTTGCAGCAACAAACTGATAGTTAGGATGATCAAGATCAATGAGGTCAGAAGCAGATCGAATCAAGATTTCTTGAATTTCTCCTGTAGTAATACCATCATAGAACTGGATACCAGATTTCATCTCGACCTGACTCGCAGAGACCCCTGCAAGACCCTCACATGCCTCTTCGACCATGATATGCATTTTATCTAAGTCAAGAGACTCAATTCGACCGTCTCTTTTTTTAACCTTGGTGCCGTTGCTCATATTTTCTTCCAGGTGTTGAATTTAAGTTTTGCTTCTAATCCAGAATATGTGTTTAATTCTATCACGGACTGCACATCCAGTCCAGACATTACCATATCATTTATGTCTTTATCATCAATAGATTCTGGCCAGATAACTACTGATTGACCAGAATCGATAGTCTTAGAGATTCTGTTTGTAATCTCTCTGTTGCGGGGTTCGTTATCATAAATCCACACAGGATTGCTAATCCCCCAACGACTGATATCAGCATCAGCTCCGCACATAGCAATCGCGTTGCGAATGAACGTGCTGTCGAAAGGTCCTTCTGTAATGTAGACTGGAGCATCTCTTCTGATGTTATCCAATCCGTAGATTTTTGGTGCGTCATCGTCAAGCATCACGGTAATATATTTAACAGGGCTAGGATTTATAGATCTTCCCTGAAACCCAATTAAGTTCTTTTCATAATAAAGGGGAATGATGATTCTATCTTCATCATGTTTCTCACTATCAAACGTTGGTTTAAGACTATTGGCAAATTTCTTAAAGTTTTCCGTATAATAAAAATCAGTAGGATTAAGTTTCCTCGCAGTCAAGTATCCAGCAGGTCTAGGATGTTCTGATGCTTTAGGAAGTTTTAGTTTCCTTTTGAATTTGGGTGACTCAAATTTAAATTCAGGTTCATCAATAACAAAATTTCTACCAGTATGACCACTCTTAAACTTCTCCATAGTATATTGCTTTTGAATAACAGGATCTACCTGCTTCAAAAAATTATTAAGAGACATTGAAGCGCCACAATTATGGCACTTAAAATTAGTGTTTGCTTTTACAGCATAGATATAACCTCTCGTCTTACTCTTATTCTTCTTAGAGTCTCCGCAAATAGGACAGCGAAAATTATAAAGGTTTGCCTTTACTCTCTTAAACTTTTCTAGTTTTGAAGATATGAGTCCAATAAACTTGGAATCAATGTGATCCATGCACGAAAGTAACTGCTGGTGACACTATAGCACTTTCAGCAGAGGATAACAAGGGTCTGAGAGTTTTGATTGCTTGTGGATTAGTTAAAACTAGAATTGCTCCCAGTGCTCCGATTCCAATCCAAAGTTTCCGTTCCAATAATGATAGTCGTTGAGTAACACTGTCATGATCGCTGTCCATTTTATCACGGAGTTTGTCGATTTTATCAAACAATACTTCGTCGATCTCTTCTTGCTTAGAAATTCTCTGTTCATGGACCGCTAACATGCGCGACACATTATTATTTACCTCTGCAATTTTTTCTATTGCAGAGTCTAACCTTGAAACCAAAGTCTCAAAGTTTTCTAATCTTGTTTCCAAAACAGCAACCTTGACTTCCTCTTCCATCTTAAGGTTTCCAAGTTTTTCTCACACCCTTCATATAGATATATTTTTTCTTCTTTTTTACTGGAGGGTCATCACCTGCCTCTACCGTACCAGCAATCTGACCACCGCCAACATTATTGGTGGGTTGCTCATGTAGATAAGCACGAACAATATCTAGAACCTTATCAAGAGTTTCCTTTTTCATTGTAGATTTTGTAAAGTTCCTCTAAACAGTTCATATCAACACCGATATCATGAATTGAAGAGTGTGGATACTCTGGCAGTTTTCCTAAAAAAATGATAAAACTTTTCATTGCAGACCAAAGTTCATTCTCAATTTTAAAAAACAACATTGGAGTTGTTGCTTCACCAAAAATATTATAGAGAATAATAAAATGATTTAGAAGGAGGTGTGTTTTGAGTTGACCTGTATTTTTATATCTCTTCAATAATCGTTTGATATATTTGAAGTGATTCAGGTCTCTATCAAAGTCCTCCTTCGTAACCGCTTGTGGGTTTTCGTAGTTTCGTATAGCGAATAATAAAAAATTATCCTCATTCAATTCATTAAAAAGCATATATTATATCATGCAGGAGGATAAGCAACACTGGTGGTGATGCCGGACATTGCTACCAGAGTCTCTTTCTTGACTCTTGCATTGCCATGCATATCGGTGTAAGTGGTAATACCAACCCAACCTGTAGAGGTCAGTTGATAGGAAGTACCAGATGCGTTGGATGCACCTGTTTGTGCAATACCGATAACGGTTGCTTCTTTTCCAGATTCAGTTTCAGAACCAATAAACTCAATATTAGTTCCGACTGCAATTCCTCTCTTAATTTCTACAGCTTGTCTAAATCCAACTGCCTGAGTCAGAGGAGTATCAAGAACAACAGTGATCCTATTTGGTTCTGATGTTCCAGGACTGATAAACGGTCTAATGGTTCCAATACCAATAGAGTTTGTTCCAGCAGCGAAAGTATCACCAACTCTGATAGAGGTTACGTGATTATCTCTTCCGAATAGGTATCTGTCGAACAGGGTTACTTCAGATTGACCGATGGCTCTAAGACCGTGAGCATGATAGTGAAGGGATTGTGTTGCGATTCCACTTGCCTGAACTCTGGCGAAGGTGGCACCAACAGAAACAACAGAAGCAACTCCAACAGGAAGATCACCACCACCAAAGAGAACAGTATCTCCAGCAGTAACGTTTTCTCCAGAGGGATTACCAGAAACAAAAATAACAGTAGATCCAATACCAACTCTAGCGTGGTTGGTAGTTGTTACCAGTTTGGCTGTTCTGAACTTAGCAGAATTGGTCATCTGGTTATGATTAGGATCATGAGTCGCAGACTTAGGCGACTGAGTGACCCTATAGTTTACATTCTCAATCATACCATGACTCAAACCAGCAGTCGAATCAATGGTTAACTCAAGGGTGCTGCCAATCGCGACGATTACCGCATCACCATGATAATTTTTAGGACCGTCAAAAGGAGTACCAAAACTAATTACGTCTCCAACAGAAGCGGACCCACTATTACCGAAAGAGGTCGCTGTTCCTACTACTCTATTTGTACCATATTGGAGAGTAACGGTGCCCCCCGAAAATACGTTGTCGTTATTACCCCAGAGTGCCATGTCTCGTCTCTATAAAATGTTTTGCTAATTAATATTTATAAAAAGGATAGGTTGCAGATTATCCTTCCTCGCGGTTTTTAATCGCCTTTGTAACTACTTCCAGAAGTTGATCGTCCATATCAGTCTTGGTCAACTTAACTGCCTTAGCAAGAATAACAAGACAGATCTCAACCATCTTCTCACCGAGTTCTTCATTCTCTGGAATATTTGAAACGGCATCTTTGATAATCTTTGATGCTAATGGAAGTAAAAATGCAAGCATGGTAAATCTCAGTTACTAATACTATATATCAATCCTTATTTGAAACCCACTTACCTTTTGCTTTATCATAACGTTTTACTTCACCAGGACGTAAGCGATCTCTTGCCTCTTCGGCACGTTTGGAAAACTTACCAAACTTCATTCTCCTATCCTGTTCCTTATGCTTCTTTTTCTCATCAGCAAATCTTTTCATTTGCTTAGAGTCAGCATAATCAATTCTTTCATTAACATCACCAGAAGTATCCTTCTTGTGAAGCGTCTTAAATAAGTGCTTATGGAGAGGTTTTGCTCTCTTCATAATCTTATCTCTCTGTGAGAAATCTGCTGCTTCTTTAGCAACTTTCTTCTCAGGGAGTTTTTTATGCTTGGTAGAAGCAAAGTCTTTCGCATCACTCTTCTTCATTGATGCTGCTGCTTTAGCAACCTCAGGGGAAGGGTTGGTCATATCACCTTTCTTGGTGGCATAGACCATACCCATGAACCTTTGCTGTGCCCTTGATACGGCAGGCATTACTTCTTCTTGGTGTCCATGATAGCACCCTGTCCATGCTTGGCACGGATGCTTGCCTTTACTTTCTCAAGTGCAGACATACCATCATATTTTTTACCAGGTTTCTTACCAAATGTATTTGGTTTACCAGGTGCTTTATTATAACGGTTGTTTCCATCAACACCACCACGTTCCATGCGACGATCTCTTAGAGAATCTTCTGTCTCTTCACCCATTGCTTTCGCGGGTGCTTCAGACTTTTTTGCAGTGTTCAACCCCTGCTGTCTTTTCTGAGCAATCATTCTATCGAGCATTGCCTTTCTTTTTTGAAGTGCAATCTCTTGAGGAGACATCGATGCATCTTCTTTTCTCAGGTTTGCTTTCTGCATCTTCAAGTATGCCCTGTCCTTGGAACCCATACGGGCTTGACCTTGTGGTTTCTTAGAACCACCAGCGGGATTAGAACCAGTGTTCTTTGCTCTGTATGAGTAGTTTGCACCGCTACCCTTGGAGTCACCAGAGATCATCTTACCAGCATCAGATCTACTGTCCTGATACTGCTTCTCAGTCTGACCGTGCTTACCCTTGTAGATTTCCTCTACGTTCTCAACTTCTTCGTTTGCTTTGTTTAAAGTTTTGACAATTTTCTTGGAACGATCATATGCTTTCTGACGCTGATCATCAGTAACGGAAGGACTTACAACATCACGTCCAAGATTACCTGCCTTACGGAACATCTTATTCTTAGGAAGTGGCTTCATACCCTCTTCAACCTCAACCTCTTCGTTCTTGGGAACGCAGTTGGGAACCATCTTACCACCTTTCTTCTTCATCCCAACTTGCTTGTGGGAATCCCAGCAAGGATCACCATCACCTTCTTTCATGTGATCGGCAGCCTTATACATTGGTTTGCCACCCTTATCTTTTTTGCCTGCTTTATATGCTTGATATGCAGGAGTATTTCCTTTCTTATCAGCATTAGTAACAGTCATTGCTTCATCAACACTCTCTTCCTTCAATTTGTCTGCAACCTTAAGTGCCGCCTTTCTGACGCCACGCTTAGCAGAAGTTTTGATTCTTTGAAGCATAGGTGATGCTGCTCTCTTAGCATCTCTAGCAGCATGATATCCTTTATATGCAACCTTACCAAGAAAACCCTTTGCTTTCTTCTTCAGTTTGTCTCTGGTTCCTTCCTTGTTACCAGGAGTATCATGACCCATGGTTACTTCTGCTTCCTGAAGTGCATAGTTTACTGCTTCGGGATCATGTCCCTCATCAATAAGTTCCTGACGAAGACCCTCTACCATGAACTCATACTCACTAATCTCAGTCATTTCAATGAGTTCTCCACCCATTTCATCAACTGCCTCACCAAGTTTTGGATTGATTTTAATTTTATTCTTTACGTTCTTTTCTTTGATTGGTTTAGAATCAACATCATCAGTCATGATTTCGGAAAGGTCTTGTCTCCAATTTGAAGATTCTTTCTGAACCCAACGTTGGACATCATTCTTTCTTTCTGCTTCTTTTACTTTAGCAACAGTTTCAATATACTTATCAACATCCGTCTCTTCTTTCTTCATATTGCTCATCTTACCTTTGATGGCCTTACCAATTGCCTTACGGCGATTCATCAGATACTTATCAGTTTTATCTTTCTTACCATCATTGTTGACATCACCATCTTCCTTACCGACAGGATCAAGTCCTTCCATTTTTGCACCAGACTTATGGCGCGTGGTGCCCTTTTCATCTGTGTAAGTTTCTCTCTCCTTATTAGGAGTTACATAACCTACACCAGGAACTACACCAGTCTTACCGGCAGCTCTGGCAGCATTTCTGTCTGCTGCTCTCTGTGCTGCTCTCTTACGATTTCTGTCGTAAGAAGACATTGCCTCATCTACTTCATCAGTCCCTTTGCTCATATTTTTATAAACATCAGTGAGAGAATTTACAGCATCCCATCCTTGCTGCTTCTCTTCAAAGTGAGGGTTCTTCTGACCCTTCACCTTTGCCATTTCCTTACGGGCTTTCTCATTATTCGTCTGACGTTTCTTCATGTCAGGTTCAAGATACGTATCGTCTTTTTTATTTTCAGAGATACACTCCAAATAAATCTTTGAAAGAGGATTCAAAGGATTAGGTCCAATTCCTGACATGGTGATACTGTTACTTCTTTTTCTTATTTTTATTTATGAAATTCTTAATACCAGTAGTTCCTGTTGCCACCATAGCATTCTTTAAATATCCAGTAGTTCCAACAAGAGTATTCGGATGCTTACTATCTCTCATCCTACTATTCATAGTCTTCTCATCATATTCCATAACATCACGTATCCAAGACTTAAACATATAGTTTTCTCTGGTTACACAGATTAAATGATTAGTTCCACGACGAACAATCTCACCAATCAAACCAGTATGAAGACTTTCAACAATGTCACCAATCTTGTAGATGAATCCATTTACATACTGTTCACGAAGTCCTCTTGCATCAAACTTAGGAGCAATCTCCCACATCTCAGCAACTTCTTTTTTCTTCGCCTTAATTTTCATACCACCGCGAACGGCATCGAAGAGTGCCTGCGTGTCACCGTCATTCAATTCCTTTGGAGTTCCACGACGGAAAGCAGCAAAGTCACCATCAACAACTGCCTTTCTCATCTTGGATGCTGACATACCCTCAACACCCTCAGCATCCGCATCTCTTACACCAGCAGAGATAACACGAATGTTATCGAAGTTATAGAGTTCACCATTATATTTGGTTGCCAAGTTTTCAAACTCAGATTGACGATCTGAACCTACAATAATATTGACGTTCTTATATCCTTGCTCGTCTGCTGTTGTAAGAACATTAAAAATAGACCTCATCTCATCATCATTTACAATGTTCTCCTCATACTCAGGGAACATTTTCTTCATAAATCCAACCTTCATATCAGGATCCAATGGATTCTTTTTAGGATCCTGTGAGCGTGAAGGATAGATTTTCATATCCTCTCCTGCTGATGCTTTCTTAGCGGCAGCAAGAAGTTTACCATGACCTACAGTTGGAGGATTAAAACGTCCAAATGCAACGGTCAGAGTTTCCGTAGTTTCATCAGTACCTTCTCCGCCCTCACCATCTTCTGCCTTTGCTTTTCCAGTCGTTTCAGGTGCAGTCTTCTTAGGTTCTGCTTTGGGTTCTGGTCGTGCTGCTTTTGATTGTGCAGGTTTGTCATCCTCTGCTTTCTTTTTTTTCTTATCTACAAACTGCAACTTACCATCTTCAGTAGTCGCAACAAATTTTCCACGGGAGTCTAACCAACCACCGTGACCATCGCTTACTAGGTTCAGTTTTTTCGCCTGCATTGATGCCTGCGATTGTGCTTCTTTAAGGAACTGAAAGAAGTTCTTCATTGATATTGATAATCCTTATACATTATTTAGTAAATTTTCAAGAATGGTCCGTTAGAATCACCAAATTCTTTTTTAGCTCCATAGTAAAGAGCCGTACACCATTCTTTTGATTTTCCCTTTTTAATTATAGTTATCCAAATATTTGCCCATTCCATAGCAATCAATTTGGATGAAAATCTTCCCGCAGAACTTCTATCAGCATTTTTTGTTTCATATATTATTGCATATTCAATAACATCTTCAATTCCTTCAGCAACTTTTTTGTTGTTCTCATAAACAGCAACTTCACCAAAATCAATCATTCCAGATGAATTCAATTTATTATATAAATCTACCCAATATTTCTTATCAGTTTCATTCCATTTTCCAACTGGAGGAATATGTTTATGTTTTGCTGCTGATGTAGGTCGCTCTAATCCCATACCACCAAGAAAAGAATCAAGAGCGACACTAGAAACTTTTCCAAGTTTAGCACCAGCATCTTTTCCCTTTGGAGTTAAATCAGTTTGAACTAAATTCCTATCTTTAGAATATTGAAAATTTCTAGACTGTCCATGAATTTTACCTCCCTTAGCAGTTTCCATATCAAATCCAAGTTCACCAGTATCAAACAAGAATGGTTTTTTCTTTCCTAAAGTAAGTGTGCATTTCAATGATCCCTTAACCATATCAACTTCAATAGGAGTGGATTTTCCGCCAGCATTAGCAACTTCTGCATTAGCAGTTTTTTTTGTCTTTGAAATTGCTTTTAATGAAATTCCCACAAGAACCTTTTCCTTTAAAGTTTCTCTCATGTATGAATTAAGTAATGTCAATTTTGCTTCTTTTGACATTCCATCAATATTTGTTATTTCCCTTATTGTTCCTTCAACAATTTTTTTCTTATTTTTCTTTACCAAAACTATATCCATAGGATTCCAACGATCCTTGACAGATACTCCACATTGAATCTTTGCAATATTTTCAATGTAAGGCATAACTCCAGTGTCTCTAGAGTATTCATATCCTCTATTAGCACCTAGATATTTTTTTAACGCTTCTGTTTGTTTACGATAAGTATCTCTCCACTCAGGACTATATCCATCATACACTCCCAACATTATTTTATCTGTTGGTTCCTTGTTTTTTTCAATAACATGCTCAAAAAAAACTTTGGAACCATTTTCTTGCTTGGCAGTTTCTTTAGCGTTAGTTGCCATTGCCTTTTTAGATATTTATAGAGTTATAGAGTTATAACCCCTTGAGATAGTCTCTTTCTTTCTGATAAGGAACTATCTCACCAGTCTTGAGTTTCCATGCATACTCCAGTTCAGGTAATAACCATTCGTGAACTGGAGCACATGCCTCCCAGTTGACTGGTTGGATGCAACCCATCACAACTACAGACCAAAATGCCGCAATGTAGTTAGTGATGGTTAGCATTAAACGTCGCCTTCTTCCCGGTTCTCAGAACTATGAACATCAAACTCACCACCAGGATATCGTGCTTTGAGTTTCTCTACATTCATCTCAATCACTTCATCAAAGGTAGTATCAAGTGCCATACATGCCTGTGCCAGATACCAACAGATATCACCCAGTTCACGTTTCATGTGAAAGACATTCTCTTCGTTGTAAGGTTTGCCCTGCAAGAAAATCTTCTTTACTACTTCAGTAAACTCACCTGCTTCTGCAGATAGTCCAAGAGCAGCAGTTAAGAGTTGTGAGACGTTTGCATCATTTACTTCCAACTCACTAAGTCGTGCAGCAAGAACTGGCCAGTCTAGACTTGGAGCACTAGTGACTCCTTCTACAAATTCAAGGTACTTTTCGGTATCAACTTTAGTCATGAAAATCGGGGATAAATGGTTCTTGACAATTTTGAGGGAGTTCTTTAATTACTACTTCTTGCCAACTACCACCAACACCACCGTCCATATTGACAATGATATCTTTAGTTGGAAGTTGTTTACCAGAAGAAATATTAATGATATTACCAGGTGAAGGAATGAACGAATAATAATGTCCTTCCCATCTACGGTTTCTCATACCAAGAAGGTTAACTGCATCCTTTTCGGCACCACAGTCAGCAATCTTTTGACCTCTAGGATTGAATACAGAATAGTGACCGTTCAAAACTTAAATCCCTCAAATGATTTTTTTGGTTTTGCTTCATCGTTATTATACTCTTCTTCTCTACCACTGTCAATGATATCATCTTGTGCTGACTGCTCACAATCATACAGACGCATCTTGGCACGGTCAATACCAACCACAAACCTCTTGGAGATGGTTGGATCATTGTATCTATTCTTTAATTGCTTCACCATAATTTGCCCGAGTCCTTCAAGATCTTCAGTTGAAATAAGGGCAAACATAAGATCAGCAGTAGCAGGGAGACCAAAGGACTCACTAGTGTCAGTAAGCTCAACATCACTGCTACCATAACCAGAACGAGTGGTCTGGGTGGCAGATACGATAGGGACGTTTGCTTCGCAAGCGAGTCCTCTAAGTTCTTCAGCAATTGCCTTGAC